TTATAGAATTTTTAGAGGTAATTTAAAAAAGAAAGGGTTGATATGACTATGTTAAATTTTGATAAGATAAAAAATATAGAAAAAGACAATCATGATCTTCATCAAACATTACTTATCCAATTAAGTCGTCATTCAGATTCTAATTCTGATTTATTAAACATAGTAGAAAAAATATCTCTTCAAATGAATAATATGGTTGAAATTATTAATTATTTAATTCAAAAGGAGAATTAAAAATGGCTGATTTATATTTAATGTGTGGAATCCCTGGATCAGGAAAATCAACTTTTCTTAAAAATAGGGTAAAAAAAGATACTTCTATAATAATCTCCCGTGATGTTATTAGATTTTCTATTGTAAAGCCTGAAGAAGATTACTTTTCTCATGAAGATGAGGTACTTGCAATTTTTTGGAAACAGATAAATGAAGCACTCACAGCTGGCAAAAATGTTTTTGTTGACCAAACTTCTTTAACTCCAAAAGCAAGAAAATGGCTGCTTCAGCATGTTAAAGGTTATAATCATGCAAATCTGATCTGGATTGATGAAGATATTCAGACTTGTCTTGAGAGAAACGAAAGACGGCGCGGGACTCGTGCTTATGTACCGAGAAATGTTATCTGCCGCATGTATAAACAGTTTATTAAGCCTTCTCTTAAAGAAGGATTTTACAGAATTTATCGTTACAACAGCAAAGAAGATAAATTAACTTATAAAGGAGAGATGTTATAATGTCAAATATTTGGTTAATTTCTGATACTCATTTTAATCATGATAAAGAATTTATTTGGAAAGCTCGTGGTTTTAATTCAGTATGGGAAATGAATAATATAATTATTGAAAAATGGAATGAGGTTGTAAAATATGATGATGTGGTGTATCATCTTGGTGACTTTATGTTGGGGGATTTGGATGCTGGAATATCATTGGTCAAACAGCTTAATGGGAAAATTAGATTGGCAATTGGAAACCATGATACAGATGCTCGCTTGGCTACTTTTTGTACTTTATATAATTTTGATGATATTCAATTTGGTTATAGATTAAAACATGGAAAAAATACTTTTCTTCTCACTCATTATCCAACTTTAACAGGAAATTTTGATAACAGTAAAACTTATTCTATTCATGGACATACTCATTCAATAAATCCATTTTGTGATTATGATATGATGTATAATGTTAATTGTGACGCTCATAATTGTATGCCAATTGCTTTAGAAGATATGCTTGTTGAAATTAAAAAAAATATTATGGCCAAAAATAAATAATTTTATATAATAATTTTTAATATATATATGGATCAAAAAACAAAAGTTTTTCCGAGGAACTGATGCCTGCATTAGTTCCTTATTTTTTATTATTTTTTAGGAGGTATCAATGTTATGAATCTAAAAGTAAGATTTAAAAATCCAATTTTTATTGCTCAATTGATTCTAGCTATTCTTACTCCAATTCTAGCATATGCTGGTCTTACAGTACAAGATCTTACTTCTTGGACTAAACTTGGGGAATTACTATTAAATGCTTTAAGTAATCCTTATGTTCTTGGATTGATTGCAGTATCTGTATGGAATGCATTAAATGATCCTACTACCGCAGGAGTAAAGGATAGCGCTCAAGCTATGACATATTAGGTTCCAAAAGCTAAAGAATAATATTGTATAAAGGCAGGCTTAGTCCTGCCTTTTATTTTTTATAGGAGATTAATTATATGGAAGCAAATTTTAAATCAGAAAAAGATTTTATTAAAACGATTGCTCCAGCCGCACAAAAAGCTTGTAAAAGATATGGCTATTTACCATCTGTATTAATTGCTCAAGCTTGTTTAGAAAATGGATATGGTATCCCTTCCTATTGGGACAATAAAGAAATAAAATATCTTTTACAATATAATAATATGGTTGGACAAAAAGCAGAATTATTAAATTCTTCTTGGTATGACAAATCTGTTTGGCCAGGTAGGAGTTTTAATAAAAATACTCCAGAAGTTTATTCTGGAAAATCAGTAATTATAAAAGATAATTTTAGAATTTTTGATAATATAGAACAAAGCTTTTGTGATTTTATTTTATTTTTATTATATGCAAGTAATTATGGTTATAATGGCAAACCAAAATACGGAAAAGAAGTTGTTAATATTAAAGACCCAGCTAATTTAATTAAAGAAGTTGGTAGCCGCGGTTATGCAACTGGTCCTACTTATCCAACATCTGTAATGAAAATTGTAAATAAACACAAATTAACACAATATGATAATTTAACTTTAATAAAACCATCAGAATATATCCCAGAAGCTTTAAAAAATTAGTAGCAAAAAATAACAAAAGCAAAAGAGTAGAACAAGAAAAATATAGAAATGAATATTGAACCAAAAATCATTCATGATATAACTAAACAAAATCTTTATCAAGTTCCTTCTACAAGAGGAAATAACCCTATTTAGTGGATTGTTATTCATTATTTAGGAGTTCCCAATGCAGATAATCCTTATTTATATGGCGGCGGTTATGGTGGTCATTATAACATACAAAGGAATGGATAGATTTATAAAGCTGCAGATCCTAAAACTGCAGTAGTTTGGCATTGCGGCGGAGGACTCCAGGGCCCTAATGGACATCAATATCATGGTATTTGCACTAATTATAATAGCATTGGAATTGAAAATGGGGTCTGTTATACAGATACTTCAGAAAAAAATCCAAGTGAGACAAGTGATAAATGGTATTTTACAGAAGAAACTCAAAAATCTCTTGTTTATTTAGTTAGTCAATTAATGGATGAATATAATATTGATATTAATCATGTTATTCGTCATTATGATGTCACTGGAAAAACTTGTCCTAATCCCTATGTCAAAAATAATAAATTAAAAACTTCATGGACATGGAATGAATTTAAAAATATTTTATTAGAATACAGAAAAAATAAAACAATTACAATTCCAGAAACAAAAGAAACAATAAAAACTACATCAACAGTTACAAAAACAGTAAAAGAAATGCAAACTATGTTAATTTAGTTAGGATATTCTTGTGGAAAAGCTGGTGCAGATGGCGTGTTAGGAACTAATACAAAAAATGCATTAAAAAAATTCCAACAAGATAATAAATTAGTTGTAGATGGTATATATGGCCCACAATCTTAGAAAAAATTATTAGAAAAATATTAGATTTTAACAAAAGAAAAAGCTAAATCAAATAATGATATTGATTATGCTGAGTCTTTTAATAAAAATATTTCAAAATCTTATACTACTACATCTAAATTAAATCTTAGATCTGGTGCTGGTTTTAGCAAAGATATTATTACTATAATACCAAAAAATTCTAAAGTATATTGTTATGGTTATTATACAAAAGATTGGTATTATGTAACATATGATAAATATACTGGTTTTTGTAACAAAAAATGGTTAAAATAATATTGTATTATATAGGTGGTTATATCGGCTAAAGCCGATAAACCACCTTTTTTTATTTGAAAATTGTAAGTATTTATAGTATAATATATAATAAAATAATTAAGGAGTTTTTTATATGTTATATATTTATATAGATGGTTCTTGTCGCGGGAATGGCAAAAAAGATTCTCAAGGTGGGTTTGGTATTGTAATTTTTGACAACCGCCATAATTTAATTGATGCTTATTGTGAACAATTTGATAATGTAACAAATAATCAAATGGAACTAAAAGCTTTTTTAAAAACATTTGAATTATTAAACACAAAATATAAAAATCAACAAGCAACTATTTATTCAGATTCAGCATATTGTATAAATATCCTCACTTCTTGGATTTACTCTTGGAGTAAAAATAATTGGAAAACAGCTAAAGGTGAAACAATAAAAAATTTAGATATTATTTTATCTCTACATAAATATTATATAATAGATTTTTTTATTAATCAAATCAATTTTACTAAAATTGATGGTCATAAAGGTATTATAGGAAATGAATTGGCTGATGCGCTTGCAACTGCAAATAAAACTAAATTTTCTGATATTATATTAAAAAATCATATTAATATTAAAATTTGATAAATTTAAAATTTTTTGATATAATAAAAAGAAAAAGGAGAAATTAAAATTGGAAAATGAAATTTATAATGCTAAATAGCTTGGCATTCCTAAAATGCTAATATTAGGTTTTCAACACTTATTTGCAATGTTTGGGGCAACAGTACTTGTTCCTATCTTGGTTCAAAGTTATGGTTTACCGCTAAACGTTCAAACAACTCTTTTATTTGCGGGTTTAGGCACATTACTTTTTCATATATGTACTAAACTTTAGATACCAGCTTTTTTAGGCTCTTCATTCGCATACCTAGGTGGTTTTCAGGCAGTTGCCGCATTAAATACTGGAAAATATGCTACAATGAATCCTGATGAAAAACTTGCATATGCTCTTGGCGGTATTGTAATTGCAGGTTTATTATATTTAATTTTAGCATTATTATTTAAATTACTTGGTACTAAAACAGTAATGAAATATTTTCCGCCAACTGTAACTGGTCCAATGATTATTATGATTGGACTAAATCTTGCTGGCAGCGCAGTTTCAAATGCATCCACTAATTGGGGATTAGCTATAATTGCTATTGTAGTAATAATCATTGCAAATATTTGGGGAAAAGGAATGATTAAAATTATTCCTATTTTACTTGGTATTGCAGTAAGTTATATTATAGCTTTGTGTTTAGGATTAGTTGATTTTACAACAGTGCAAAATACAAATATTATCGGACTACAAAAATTCACACTTGCAAAATTTGATTTTACTTCAATTATTATCATGGCCCCAATAGCAATCGCATCCATGATGGAACATATTGGAGATATTTCAGCAATTTCTTCTACAACAAAAAGAGACTTTATTTCAGACCCTGGGCTTCATAGAACACTAATTGGAGATGGTCTTGCAACCGCATTTGCTGGTTTATTTGGTGGGCCTGCTAATACAACATATGGAGAAAATACTGGTGTATTAGCATTATCAAAAGTATATGATCCAAAAGTAGTTAGATTAGCGGCATATTTCGCAATTGTTTTATCCTTTTCTCCAAAATTTGCGGCATTAATTAATTCTATACCAACCGCAATTATAGGAGGAATTAGCTTCATTCTTTATGGTATGATTTCTGCGATTGGTGTTAGAAACATGGTTGAGAATAAAATTGATTTAACTAAATCCCGTAACTTAATTGTTATTGCAACAATGTTTGTAAGTGGATTAGGCTTCAGTTCAGTTGGAGGTATTACTTTTAATATTGGTTCAATAACTATTACGTTAACTGGTTTAGCTATTGCTGCAATCCTTGGTGTTGTACTCAATGCAATCTTACCAGAAAAAGACTATGAATTTAAAATTTAAAAAATATTAAAATTTTGATTTAAAAGATTAAGAAGAGGTTTTCTTCTTAATCTTTTTGATTTTTTTAATAATTTATGATATAATATATGTATATAATACAAAAGAGGTAAAATATATGAATGATAAACATTTATACGATGAAAGTTCAATAGAATCACTTTCACCCCTTGAATTTACTAGACTTCGTCCGCAAGTATATGCGGGTGATTGTACATATTCAACTCAGTTATTGGTAGAAATCATTTCTAATGCTGTTGATGAATATAGACTCGGACATGGTTCTCAAATTGATGTAACCATTGACAAAGATGTTGTTACTGTTCGAGATTATGGACAAGGATTTATTCCAAATTCTTTTAGAGAAGATGGAAAAACAATCCTTGAAGCTGCTTTTAGTGTATTAAATACTTCGGGAAAATATCGTGATGATGGAACTTATGAAGGGACTTCATTAGGATCATTTGGAATTGGAAGTAAAATTACTACATTTTTAAGTCATTGGTTATATGTTGAAACATATAGAGATGGAGAATACGAAGCTATAGGCTTTAAAGAAGGTGTCTTTTTTGAAAGAAAAAGTGGTAAAGATACTACCCGCAAAGGAACAAAAGTAGAGTGGCAACCTTCAGAAGAATTCTTTACGCACACTGAAGTAGAATTAAATAAAATCAAAGATTTATTTGAAACTATTACTTGTCTTTGTCCTGGATTAGAAATTAATCTTAATGTTATTAATTTACATAAAAATGGAGTAGAAATAAAAGAGTATACTCGATATTATTCTGAAAAAGGAATAAATGACCTTGTCGATAAAACAGTAAAAGATACAGAACTTATTAATAATCGTTTTTCAATGAATTTCTCAGAAGGTAAGAATAAACTTGATATGGTTCTTACTTATGCTGGAAGTTATTCTTTAACTATTGT